GTTGTAATAGATGCATTGGTATTAGCAAGCTGACTGCGAATAAATGCGTTGGTATTGGCTAATGCAGCACGTTCAATTGCCCGTGTTTGATAGATTGCAGCAGCATTTGCAACTTGCAGTCGATCAGAAATTAACGTGCGAACTGCGGTATTCTGTGCATATCTGCTTTCAATATCAATACCACCAACACGAACTTTTGTAGCTTTCAACTGAGAAACATTGAGATTTGCTAAAGCAAATGACCCGTGAGTAATATCAATCCCTACATCTGGATTTAATGTGTAGTTACCAAAAACATAAAAATCTTTGGTTCCAGAATCACGGAAAACACCTGTATGATTATTAACTGTAGGCGCAGATGTGCTGCGATAATTTCCATAAAACCCAATATCCGAAATATCAGACGTATTATTATTCGCAAGCGCAATTAGAGTATCAGAGGTAGAAACTGTAGTTTTATTAACAAATGTAGAATTTCCTGAAACAAACAAATTACCACTAATACTGACATTTGCGCTAAATGAAACTCTACCAGCAACAGTTTGGGGTGTTGATGTGGTTTTATTTAAGAAATTAGTATTGACATAAGAATTTGAGGCCGCATATGCTTTTGTTGCAAACTTAGCATCAGCATTTGCAACTTGCAAACGATCCGCAATTAGTGTACGCAGAGCGGTATTGGTGCCAGTAAGATTGCTATTAACTAATGTAATTCTGGTTGCTTGAGTTGCAATGGATGCATTAGTATTGGCTAATGCAGCACGTTCAATTGCTCGTGTTTGATAAGTTGTTGCGGCATTAGCTACCTGCAATCTATCAGAAATTAAGGTGCGAAGTGCTGTGTTAGTACCTTGAATATTATTGCGAACATTTGTAATTGATTGGTTCGTATTAGCAAGTGCCGCACGTTCAATTGCACGTGTTTGATATACGGCAGCAGCATTAGCTACCTGCAAACGATCGGATATCAGTGTACGAATAGCAGTATTGGTAGCTTGAATATTGCTACGAACATTTGTAATTGAAAGATTAGTATTAGCAAGTGCAGCCCGTTCAATTGCTCGTGTCTGATAGATTGCAGCAGCATTGGCCACTTGCAAACGATCGGATACCAGTGTACGAATAGCAGTATTGGTATTAACCAAATTGGTATTTACAAGAGTAATTCTAGTAGCTTGTGTTGTAATTGATGCATTAGTATTAGCAAGCTGACTGCGAATAAATGCATTGGTATTAGCAAGCTGACTGCGAATAAATGCATTGGTATTAGCAAGTGCCGCTCGCTCAATTGCTTGTGTCTGATAAATTGCTGCCGCATTAGATACCTGTAGACGAGCATTAATTAGCGTACGCAGTGCTGTGTTAGTACCTTGAATGTTGCTACGAACATTTGTGATTGACTGATTTGTATTAGCAAGTGCTGCGCGTTCAATTGCACGTGTCTGATACAATGCGGTTGCATTTGCTACCTGCAAACGATCAGATACAAGTGTTCTAATGGCAGTATTGGTACCAGTTAGATTTGTGTTTAGTCTACCAATAGCAAGATTTGTATTTGCTAGCGCAGAATTGAAGGTCCCAACAGAAACACCGCCACCACCACCACCACCACCGGTTGAAGATATGGTAATTGTGTCGGTTACAGGATCTGCCGCTAAAATAATATTGGCGCCAGCAGCAAAGGTTAAAGTATCTCCTTTACTATCTGCAAATATGCTATTGGCACCAACAATTATACGCGAGAAAGTATTGGTTGCATATATTGTGGCAGCATTTGCTACCTGCAATCTGTCAGAAATTAAAGTGCGAAGTGCAGTATTGGTGCCAGTAAGATTGCTGTTGACTAGTGCAACTGATGCATTAGTATTGGCAAGAGCAGCGCGTTCAATTGCTATTGTCTGATAAATTGTGGCAGCATTTGCTACCTGCAATCTGTCAGAAATTAAAGTGCGAAGTGCTGTATTGGTCGCTTGGATATTACTGCGAACATTTGTAATTGACTGATTGGTATTGGCTAAAGCCGCCCGCTCAATTGTGCGTGTCTGATATGTTGCGGCCGCATTTGATACCTGCAATCTAGCAGAAATTAGAGTGCGCAGCGCAGTATTGGTACCAGTAAGGTTGCTGTTGACCAGTGTAATTCTGGTTGCTTGGGTCGCAATAGATGCGTTGGTATTAGCAAGAGCTGCGCGCTCAATAGTGCGTGTTTGATACGTTGCAGCAGCATTTGCTACTTGGAGTCTATCGGATACAAGCATTCTGATTGCAGTATTGGTGCCAGTAAGATTGGTATTCAATCTACCGATAGCAAGATTTGTATTAGCTAGAGCAGCATTGAAGGTGCCAACAGAAACGCCACCGCCACTAGCTATTACAGATGCGATGTAAGCATTAGTATTGGCAAGAATTTGTTTTACGTAAGCATTTGAGGCAGCATATGCCTTTGTTGTATAAAGTGCGGATGCATTAGCAACCTGCAATCTAGCAGAAATTAATGTACGCAGTGCCGTATTAGTTGCCTGAATATTGCTACGAACATTTGTAATTGACTGGTTAGTATTGGCAAGCGCCGCGCGTTCAATTGAACGAGTCTGATAAATCGCAGCAGCATTTGCTACCTGCAATCGATCTCTAATTGCTGCATTGGTATTAGCTAGCGCGGCATTGAAGGTGCTAACAGATACGCCACCAGATTCATTACCCCAAAATATTCTGGTACCATTTGATCTAAGCACCTGATTAGGAGAACCTATTGATCCATTAGCAACAAGACCATAAAGTTCAGTATTACCTTGAACATTAAAATTAATTTCAATTTTAGCGTTACCATCATGATCAAAAAAACCAGAAGTAGTTGGGTTTACTTTTGGTGTAAAATTTGATGTAAGATATGCATTTGATACTAGATTTTCTACCTGTCCAGTTTTTGTAACAATTTTAAGCTGGCCAGTCTCACTCGATTTTAAGGTCGTATTACCCAAAAATATTGTGCTACCGCTTAGATAAAGATTTGCATATCTGCGGCCGGGTGAACCAATATTAAATGTATTATTTGATGCTGGTATAATAGCACGAGTTTGTATGGTGGTAGTAAAATTATTGGTTGACCCACCACCACCAGCTACTGTATTAGCTTGCCACTTACCTAACGTTGCATTCCAAACTAGAGCTTGACCATCAGTTGGATTTAACGTTGAATTATAATCGACATCATCAAGCCTTCTTAGCAGAACCTCACCAGAACCACCACCACCACCAACCATAGCCAGTCTTGATGTTTGAGAACTAATTTTCTGAGATAGCTGTTCAAATCTATCAGTTAGTTGTTTGGATACTGATGTTACATCACCCGCTGGGCCTGGTGGGCCAGCTTCGCCGCGAGGACCCGCATCACCACGATCACCCTTAGGGCCTGCAGGCCCTATATCTCCGCGATCACCCTTTTCACCCTTTGGGCCTTGCTGCCCTTGCGGACCAGGGATACCCGGTAGACCACGATCACCCTTAAGACCTTGCGGGCCACCTGCGGGACCACGAGGACCTTCTGGGCCCTGTGGGATTTGACGAATCTCTCCAAGCAGCTTGCTTTCTACACGATCTGCTTCATTCTGCGCAGCCTTAATAGCTGCGGCGAGGATCTTTGCTGCTTCTAGAGATAGAGTCACTTCTTTAACCCTCTTTTTATGCCATTGAGCTTATCATCAATATCAATATCAGATAGATCAATCTTTGAGATATCTATAAACTCATCAGCTTCAATAGATTCTAATACCTGAGACATATTCTCAATTAACTTTTTATCATCTTCGGTAAGAGCCACAATACCATCATCAAAAGATTCTGAGAAAGGTGCTGGTTTTTTAGTATCTTGCTTTTTCTTTTCGGGTGGTTCATCTGGTATCATTTCAGGTTGAGATTTATTTGCAGCAATGGCTTGATCCATTTGATCTGCACTATCTATTTCCATATTATTACCAAGTTTTTCAATTTCATCTTCAGACATACGAAGAACATTTTTCTGCACCCATTCTTTTGTATAATATACACCAACATATGGGCTAATAGTATTCAATAGCTGTAGTCTTGATGTAAGAACTTCTTGATCTTTTAATTCAGAGAAATAATTATCTTTTTGGAAATCATATTTGATATATGATCTCATTTCATACCATTCTTCACGGCTCATGACACCTTTAAGGGCTAACTGAATCCCCATTAGGTGATCAAAAAGCATTGTGAAGCGATGGCGCAGACGACCAATAAATCGAGAAAACTTAACCTCATCTCTGGTTATCTCATTTGATCGACCGAGTGTAAATGATCCATTAGGATCAAGACGTGAGATAGGAACTGACAGAGCTTCATATAGCTTTTTACGGAAATAATCTACGTCAGTCATCTCACCAAGATTTTGACCACCAGGTAGAGTTGTAATTTCGGTACCTCTCGCACCTTCACGGCGCGGTAGCCAAAAATCCTCAAGCATTGTCATGAACTTGCGGTCATCTCTGACCTCACCAGTTGATGCATCATAGACAAGACGATTTTTGTGCTTGATCATGATATCACGAAGATATTGTTCTGCCTTAGGCTTAGGCAGATTACCAACATCGATATAGAATATGCGACGTTCTGGTGCACGGCTAAGACGATAAATTACAACGGCATCCTCAAGCATTCTAACTTGATTTAGAGGCTTGATAGCCTTATGCAGATATGAAAGGACCATGCGATTTCTATTGTCAAGTAGACCTGAATTTACATAACAAACTGAGTCTGGTGAAATCTTCACGCCCTGCGAATGGGCCGCACCAGCAAGACCGGATGGGTTATAAAGATAATATTCAGAATATGCCGGAACCGTAGGATTCTTATCTTTGGCTGCATCGCTATTCTGTTTCTTTTGAGGGATACGAACTTTGCGAATACGACGAGGGTCAATATAACGAAGTTCTTTAATACCTTCGCGCGGATTTTTTACATCGATCATGACATGATAGTAAAGTCTACCATCAACATACCAACGACGGAAAATCTCATAACAGATATTAGAGAAATCTAGAAGCTCAAGTATTTCATCAAATTCTTCTTGAATGCGCTTCTTAACTCTAGTCGATTGCTTTAAATCATCCATAACAATGCGAATTACACTGGCATCTGCATCGGTAACTAAAGCTTCATTTACAATATCATCTACAGCAGCTTCAACTTCAGCATTCATTGACATTTCACGATAGCGAGAGATAAGTTCGGCCTCGCTTTTCGCTGTACCTTCCAGATCGACAAATGTGCCATATGCACCACCGGGTGCAATTTCTACTGCACCATCATCTTTCTGCTCTTGAACAAATGACGGTATCTGAACGGCCTTTTTGGCCTCATCCTCAGCTTTACCGATGCGGAAGCCAAATAACTCTATAGCCATCAAAAGTCCTCAAAAAAATAGGTCCGCTATATTTAGCGGACCTATCGGTTAGTTCCGCGTTGCGGGATACCGTTATACCGCAAGCGTTCCAGTATTGCCAGGTGTTGTTAGATCCCAGTAGTCATAAGCAAATTCAACTGGGAAAGTCTCAACCTGCTCACCATTTTCCCATGCAAGATCGATGGCGCCGACCTCTGTTGGAAAGATATTTACAAAGCGATATGTACGAAGCGCCTCACCAGTCTTTGCATACTGAGTTACAGTAGCAGTTGTTCTATATGATGATGTAGTAGCAAGATTAGGTGCTCTCAAGTTTGACTGGTGAGTATTGATAGCATTGCTCCAAATTTCCATGGCCGCGCGCACCTGAAAATCTTCATCGTTTAGAATATCAACTCTCCAGTTTGCAAATGTGCGAGTACCAGCAATCTTGATACGGCGACCGTAGTAAGCCTGCTCAATTACACCAACGCTGCTTTGTGGAATCTGAGCAGCGCGGCATGTAAATGAAGTTCTGGCACCTACGTTAGGTACACCTGCAGGTGTATCAATAATTACACTAAAGAGCGAGGGGCGGGCGCCACCAAATGGGAGCCCGGCCGACGCAAACTCTGAGACATTAAATGGCATGTCTTATCTCCCTCTTACCGCGCCTTATGCCCGACCGACAACTTCGGTAAACTCGACGCCGGTGCGGACCGCGACGAAGTTCAGCTGGATAAAGTTAATCGATCTTGCCGGCTTAACATAGATATCACCGACAAATTCATTACGGTCAATTACCTCTGGTGTGTTGTTAGTCTCATCGCACACCACGCGGAAGTCAAAGATACCGCGGCGACCCTGTACGTCACGTAGGAATGGCTCGACCAGATTGCGGAACTGAGCGCGCGTAAATTCATCATTGAATTCAAACAGGGTAAACTTAGCTGCGGTGCTAATGGCCTTCTCAAGTACGATAAAGAGGCGACGCACATTGATACGATCAAATGCAGACGGCTTGGCCAGAAGAGTCTTATCACCGAATAGCACAGTTCCTTGACCGGGGAATGTTACTACTGGGTTGATACCATTCTTGTATAGCTGATCGCGCTGGGACTTAGTCGGATTAAATGACAGCTTGATTACATTCTTTACCTGACCGCGATTAAATCCAGCAGGGCTGAACCACGGATCGCGTTCATTGTCTGTACGAACCATCAAGCCAGCTGTGTCACCGTTTAGCGGAACATACCGATAGATGTCATTATATTTGTCATAGATGTACTTGTAACCACCATCAAGCACCGCATATGAAGATGATGGAAGAAGATTACGGAAAGTTATGCTGTCATCCGTTTCTTTACCCACATATGTTGAATTATTTACAACATCGCTTCTTCGCGGTGAAACAACGGCAATACAGTCCTTACGAACTTCAGCAATATTATTGATAACATGAACTGCTTTAGTTACATTACCATCACCAGTTAAAATTAGAGAAACATCAACCTCTTCTGGGTTTGCAAACTTATTAAACCCATTGATATAATCTGCTGAACGAGGTGTAGCACCGTCGCGGCCGTTTGTTAGTGAGTCATTAAACGGGCGAGCTTGAGAACCAAGACCAAAGTTTACACCAGCCGCTGGCCTACCAGCATTTGTCATGCCAGTTGGGTGCGCTGTCCACCACACAAATTGTGATCTTTCATTAATAACATTCTTGTAGTAATTTGTTGCACCATCTTGCGTTAGTGCATCGGACGCTTCAGATACGGCAGCAAATCTTTCAATAACATTATTTGCTCTGCCTGTCCATGCACCATCTTCATCTGCTACAACAATATGCATCTCATCATTTGATCCACCCTGACGTGATGCATATTCAGAAGTACCTGGTGCAGCGTCAAAGAAATTAAAGAATTCCCAACGGCGCGCTACGCTTGACTGTGATGCAACAGTATTACCAACGTAACGTGACTGTAGTGTAAGTGTATTAGCTGTACCAACCGAAGCCACCTTTACTTCAGCTCTATCGGGCCCAGCAAGAAGAATATCGCCGACGCGAATCTGTGAAGTAAATGCTGTTCCAATACCTGTTACTGACGTGCTATTATTGGTAAATGCTAGCGTACCGGTAAGGGTGCTCTGGTATGCATTAGATGATGAGCACACAGATACGCGCAGAGAATTACCTAGCACACCAGGATACTTTGCTACCCAGCTACCAACACCAGATACACCATTGATATAATTAAGCTCATAATCATCTTCATTCTTAATTACTGTATTTACTGTATTAGCCGCATTTGAAGTGGCATTACGAGCATTGCTTGTTGTGCCAGCCTCATTGATTACGCGCACCACAAATAGGCTATTACCATAGCCAAGAAAGCTTGCAGCTGTAAAAAAGTCGGATGCAGTATTTGCATTTGGTTTAGCAAATTGTGTAGCTAGTGTATCCTCATTATCAATGAGAACACGCTGTTGAACCGGACCCCAGCTAAAATGTCCAGCAATACCACCAACTGTGGTGCTGACAGCAGGTACGACAGTAGTAAGGTCAACCTCGCTTACATTTACGCCTGGGGAAATCTGAAATGCCATGATCATTTCCTCCTAGAGATGCCTGATGCTTTATCCATCCACGATATTTATAAAAAAGCCATTAAATCCGGATCCAACGATCCAGCCAATCATGACTTCCACCAGAACCATCTAGAGACATGGGCTCGTCTTCCATACCATCATCATAGAAACCTACAGGAAGCAGATCCTCATCCATTTCTCTTATTTTTTCGTCGGCTATTCTCTGTCTAATATCTATATCAGTTAATTCTTTAAAATATGCTTGCTTTGATAGCCATCCAAAAAGAACCAAAGTCATAACCATATCATCATTGAAACCTTCTTCGGCCTCAAAGCTACTACCCTTTGAAACGAAGTGTGATAATTCTTCAATAATATCAAAATCTTCTACGATAAGCTTATCGCCTTCAATAAGCTCTTTGAGGCTGGCACATCCTACAGATTTTACAAACCTCGATGTAGTTACACCAAGCTGCGACCTGCCAGAAAACCCCGCGCTAAGTTGTTGTCCAGCTCGACCCATTTGAGTTGTTGATAGCACATTATCACACTCAAGATCGCGGTGAAGAACTTCTGCAACTGTCTTACCAATATCATTTGTCTCAACAAGAATATATGCATTATTATAAGCTTTAGCATATCGCGCAACTATCTCCGGATAGAATGATGAAACAACCGTATTGCTTCTATATTTTGCTACCAATCGATATGGTACCTGAGATACATCAATTATTGTAAATGCTGAATAGTCTAATCCAACACCATGACTCGTATCGACCATTACTGCATATGTGTGCTTCGGTTCCGGTTTTTGATATAGACTAATACCCCAACCATCCTTAACTACATTCTTAAACGCCATTGATCTAAGTTTGGCACCAGAGATTAGGGTTAAGGTGCTACCAAGGAATTCAGTTTCAAATTCTTGCTTGAATTGTTCTTCGCTTGTGTTGCGAATAGTCTGTTCGCGCCACTTGTCATCGCGACCTGGAGTATCTCTCCAATGAACCTCAATCGGTACATATTCGCTTCGCTTCTCAGTCGCATCAACCCACATCTTATAATAGTGATTTAAGCCGTTAGGTGTTGATACAACTATGATTTTAGATGTCTTACCTGAGCTGATTGTCGGATAGACTGATGCAAAGAATTCTTCTGCAATATTGTGCGGTACGAATGCAAACTCGTCAAGGAAGATTAGATTGAATGACCCGCCTCGGATAGCACTGGCTGACGTAGAAGATGCAAGAATCTTTGAACCATTTTCAACTTCAATATTACCCTTATTCCAAATAACTACACCTTGCTGAATCCACTTGGGTAGATATTCATATGCAAGCTGAATTTTAGCAAGCATGTCTCTTGCAAGACTGCCTTTGTTAGCAAGAATTGCAATGCTCTGATTATCTTGAAATAACAGCGTCCAAAGAATAAACCCAGTTACGACTGTAGATTTACCCGACTGACGAGGCATCTTACATATTGAAAATCGATTGTCTTTAAATGTTCTTACCATCTTGCGCTGATAAGGGTATAAATTAAAGTTGATCAAACCCTTATCGACGTTAACAATCTTCATGTAGTTATTGATGAAGTATTCTGGATCTTTTGCACACTTGTGATATTCACGGATTTGCTCTTCCGTATAATTGATTTTTACGCCTGATCTTTTTAGAGATGGATTACCAAGATAATTTTCAGACATCAGATGATTCACCATCAATAATATTTGGTCTGCCGTTTATGATAGCTTGCAAGTCGGCCGTGCTACCAATGAATACAGCATTATTCACAACGGTTGGATTATTTGCAGGGTGATCGCTGCCCCTAATATCTTTTACTTTCTTTTGAAGATCGACAAGATCCTTGCTTACATCAGAGATGGTTTTTATAAGCTGACCGACTACTTCATAGGCTCTGGGCTGATCACTACTTTCAGCAAGTAGCAATAGACTTTCAAGCGCCTTTTTACCTTGACCTATAACTTCCTTTAGATTAACACGCGCTTCATTATAATCCGTGTCAAGAGAATCAGTTTCTTCTACAACCTTTTCAATCTTAGCCGGTAGTTGTTCCTCTTGCACCTCTGGAAGATCGAGTGCATTTCTTAGCCCATCATGTAGACCACTCATATTAAGTATCCTGTCCTGTCTCTGGATTATATCTCACACCACTTGGGTAAAAGAATGTATTTGGTGCATATTTCCATGCACTATTTGCAGATATTAGATTATAATTGATTGAGGCCGCACTATTTGTCGTACCAACACCATTGGCCAATAACCCCGCTTGAATGGTGACTCTAGATGTTGTTAGTGACCTTTCAACTTCTTCATCTGTTATATCGGTGGTTATACCATATATGGTA